TACAAGAAGAAGAAGAACAAGGGCGGCGAACCTGTCTGCGTAGACTTCGACAACGACGCCTGGTCGAATGCCGATGACTGGCTCGATGACGAAACGGTCATGATTGCCGAATGGTGGACGCGCGAGCAGGTCGAGAAGGAGATTGTCAAGCTCTCGAATGGCGCGGTCATCGCCCGCGAGGATTTCGAGGCCGATCCTGAATTGGCTGTCCTGGCTGAGGCTGGCGCGATCGAGATCGTCGGTGAGCGCGCCACCAAGTCCTACAAGGTGCGCCAGATCATTATGACCGGCGCTGACGTGCTGGAGGTGAACGACTTCCCCGGCTGCTACATCCCGATTGTCCCGGTTTATGGGGATGAGATCGTGGTCGAGGGCAAGCGCTATTTCCGCAGCCTCATTCACAACGCGATCGACGCACAGCGGATGTACAACTATTGGCGCACGACGGCGACGGAGCTTGTTGCGCTGGCGCCGCGTGTGCCGTGGATTGGTCCCAAGGGCACGTTCGATAGCGATGCATCGCGCTGGGCGACGGCAAACACGGACAGTCACGCCTATCTTGAATACGATCGAGAGCCACCTACTCGCCAGCCGCTCGACGTTGGTCCCGCTGCTGGATCGCTTCAGGAAGCGTTGAACGCCTCCGACGATATGAAGGCAATCATCGGCATTTACGATGCCTCGCTCGGCGCCCGTTCGAACGAGACCAGCGGCAAGGCCATCATGGCCCGTCAGCGCGAGGGCGACGTTGCGACATTCCACTTCATCGACAACCTTTCCCGCGCCATCCGCCATACCGGCCGCATTCTGCTGGAGCTTATCCCGCATGTGTATTCGGGAGAGCGCATCGTTCGCGTGGTAGGTGAGGACGGCAGCCAGCAGGCCGTGAAGGTCAACGGGCAGGAGCCTGCAGAGCAGATCGGCCCAGACGGCCAGCCGTTGAAGGATGACCAGGGCGAAGTGCTTTTGGCTATCCACGACCTGACGGCCGGCAAGTATGACCTGGTTGTCTCGTCTGGTCCGTCGTTCACGACCCGTCGCGAAGAAGCGGCAACACAGATGACGGAGCTTGTCAGGGCATTCCCGCAGGCAGCACCGTTCATTGCAGACATCATGGCGAAGAACTTCGATTGGCCCGGTGCTGATGAGATCGCCAAGCGTTTCGAGGCGATGAACCCTGCAAATCAGCAGAAGGGCTTGCCGCCTGAAGTGCAGCAGATGATCGAGCAGGGCCAGCAGGCCATTCAACAGCTCACGCAGGAAGTCGAGGCGCTGAAGGCTGATAAATCCGTTGACCAGTTCAACGCCGAAACCAAGCGCATGCAGGTCGAGGGCGATATCCAGACCGATCGCATGAAGATTGCGACGGACGCGGAGGCCAAGGTAGCCGGCCACGTCATCACGGCACAGCAGCGAGCCTCGCAGGCTTCGCAGACAAATCCCACGCGCCAAGGGTAAGCGGCGCACCCACTGCAACCTCACCAACCTGAAACAGGAGTGAACCTTCATGGACGAGGGCATGACGGCTATTGCCGAAGAACAGGCCAAGCCTGCAATCGAGACGCAGCAGCCCGAAATTGAGACCGACGAACCGGAGTTGAACACCCTCGAAAATGAGGGCGACGACGAAGGCGACGGGACCGAAACAGAAGGAGATGAAGCCGAAGGCGAGGAAGGCACCGAACCGGAGCCCGAACTTGTCGAAGTCGAGTTCAACGGGAAGAAGCACAAAATCCCGGCTGATCTCAAAGACGGCTTCCTTATGCAGTCGGACTACACCCGCAAGACCCAGGAAGTCGCGGAAATGCGCAAGTCCGTCGAGGCCCGACAGGCTGAAGCGGAAGCGCAGTTCAACGTCTCCCAGGAAGTGCTTCAGGCGCGTGCGGCTCTTATGCTCCACGATAACCAGCTTGAGCAGTTCCAGAATATCAACTGGGACGAATACGAGGAAAGAGACTTCATCGGCGCTCAGTCGGCTTGGCGGCAGTTTCAGCAACTGTCGGCAACGCGCGAAAAGATCGCCAGCTACCTCAACGAACAGCAAGCACAGCGGAGCGCACAAGCGGAGCAGGAAACTGCCAACCGACTGCGGGAAACGCGGGCGTTTGCCGAAAAGGAAATCAAGGGCTGGACGCCTGAGTTGGACAACAAGATTACGGAGTTTGCCGTGAGCGGTCTCGGTCTCGGAATTGAGGAGCTGAAAAGCGCCTACAACCCGACGATCTACAAGACCCTCTATCTTGCCTATCTCGGCCAACAGACCCTGGCAAAACAGGCCGCTCCCCCAAAGACAGCACCATCGAGCGTGAAGCCACTGGCGAAGGTCGATTCCAAGGCCAACCCGTCAGCAAGGAAGAGCATCGAGAGCATGTCGATGGAGGAATATGCCGCCCACCGTCATCAGCAACTCGCCAAGGCGAAGCGCTGATCCTCCCACATTCGGCTTAGGCCGCTTCAAGGACCATTATCATGTCTAACACGACTTTGACTGCGGACATCATCGCCAAAGAGGCGCTTGTCATCCTCGAAAACGAGCTTGGGGTACTCAACACCTTCCACCGCGCGTTTGAAGACGAATACGATTCCACCGTCAACGGCTACAAGAAGGGCGCGACCATCTCGATCCGTCGCCCTGCTGACTTCACCGTCCGCTCCGGCGCGACGATGGACCTGCAGGATGTCATCGAAGGCAAGGTGACGCTCACCGTTGACCAGCAGAAGGGTATCGACTTCTCGTTCTCGTCCACGGACCTGACGCTGAAGATCTCTGACCTTTCCGAGCGAGTCATCAAGCCGGCAATGTCCAGCCTGGTGAACGAAATCACCTACGACTGCATGAACACCTTCCTCCCGGCCGTATACAACTACGTCGGCACGCCGAATACGGACGTGAATTCGTTCGATGACTTCTACCGCTCGCAGGAGCGCCTGAACGAAATGGCCGTGCCGGTGGATAGCCGATACGCCGTCCTGAACCCGACCGACCATGCCCGCATGCTCGGCAACCTGACCGGCCTCTACATCGCCAACGACGCTCGCGGCGCCTATCGTCAGGGCAATCTCGGCAACATCGGCGGCGCTGATGTCATGATGACGCAGGTCATGCCGGGTCAGACCTACGGCACGGTGGACAACACCACGCCGCTGGTGGATGGTGCAAGCCAGAACGTCACCTACGATACCGCCAAGGATACCTGGACCCAGACGCTCATCACCGATGGGTGGGATGCTTCCAAGACCATCAAGGCGGGCCAGGTCTTCACCATTGCCGACGTTTACATGGTGAACCCCAAGACCAAGCGGGCGACGGCCATCCTGCAGCAGTTCACCGTCATCTCCGACGTGACGACCAACGCCAGCGCGGCTGCAGACACAAACCTGACGATTTCCCCGCCGATCATCACCTCTGGTCCTCACCAGACTGTGAATGCGGTTCCTGCCAACGATGCCGTTATCACCATCATCGGCCCCGCCTCCGGCACGGAAACGACCTATCGCCAGAACGTGTCCTACCACAAGAATGCCTTCGCCCTGGCGATGGTCCCGATGGAAATGCCGCAAGCCGCCTACAACGGTTCGCGCAAATCCTACAAGGGCATCAGCATTCGCGTGATCCCGGTCTACGACGGCATCAACGATACGTCGAAATGGCGTCTCGATGTCCTCTATGGACGCCGCGCGATCGACCCGCGTCTGGCAACGCGCTTCTCCGGCACGGCCTGATTGATTGGGGCTTCGGCCCCTTTCTATTTCCTCCATCAAATCCAGAAGGATTCTAATCATGGTACAGCAGCTTTCGGATGGAAATGGCACCGGAGTATCGGTCGGCCAATCCACCACTGACCTTGTCAGCCTCTACGGCGTCACGCCGATCGTGCAGCGCTCCGGCGCAACGCAGGCAACGTCGCTCGTCGGCACTGCATCCTCGACGGCGGTTGATACCGCTCTGAAGGCCGCAGTCATCGAAATCATGAACACCTTGACCGCAATCGGCGTCTGGAAAGGCTCCGCTTGAGCAAGGTCGTTTTCTGCGTCCCGTCTCTCAATGGGCCCACAGCGCCGTTTGTCGCGGCGCTGGAAGGTTCACTACCGCTCATCCAAGCGGCAGGATGGGAAGAGGGCGCGGTTGAAGAACGTGGTTGCCCGTACATCAGCTATGCACGGGCAACCATGCTGCGAAAGGCACTTGATGCCAATGCGGATGTGATTGTCTTCATCGATTACGACGTGTCGTGGAAGCCGCAAGACCTCCTGACGCTCATCGAGACTGACGGCGATGTTGTCGCCGGAACATATCGGTTCAAGACCGATGACGAACGATACATGGGAACATGGCAGACGAACGCCGATGGCTACCCTCGCCTTCGGGCTGATGGGTGCTTTCTGGCTGATCGCGTCCCGGCCGGGTTCCTGAAAATCACCAAGGCGGCGGTTGATCGCTTCATGAAGGCGCATCCGGAGCTGATATTCGGCGTCCGATACAGCCCGACCGTCGATCTCTTCAATCATGGCGTCATTGATGGCGTCTGGTACGGCGAGGACTACGCGTTTTCGAAGCGTTGGCGCGAGGCTGGCGGCGAAATCGCGCTGATTCCGGATCTCGACATTGATCATCACTCCAGCACGACCGCTTACCGCGGAAATCTGCATCGTTTCATGATGAGGCAGCCAGGCGGCTGCATGGAGGCGAAATGAGCGCTGTTGCAGACGGCTGGGAACCGACGCCTGGCCTTACGGAAATCTCCAATTCCCTCCCTTCAGAGTGTTTGGGCGTCGTCTACGTTCGCGCTGCAGCCGGGAATTACAGAGTTATCGCCGGGACGGAAACGGCTCTCTATGAGCTGGACACGACCGATTATTCATGGACGGACATGTCGAAATGAGTATCGCAACCTACAGCGAACTGAAAACCGCAATTGCCGACTGGATGGCCCGATCGGACGTTTCCGGCAGTGCTGCCGACTTCATCACTCTTGGCGAGGCGCGTCTGAACCGCCTGCTGGAGGTGGTTGCGACCACGACCACGCTGACCGGCGTCGTTGATAGTGCTTCCATCAGCATTTCGGCGCTGTCAATGGTCGAGCCGCAAGACCTCTATGTTACGGACGGCAATACCGAATATTTCGTTGCTCCTCGCGCTCTCGGCACATTCACGACGGAGACCATCAGCGGCCTTCCCGGCCTTTGGGCTATCGAGGGCACGAACATCAAGCTCGATCGTCCCTGCGATCAGGCCTATTCCTTCCGTTTCGTCTATCAGGGCCGCTTTGCGCTCTCCGATGCAGCGCCGACGAACGAATTTCTCACCAACAATCCAGACCTCTACATGGCTGCTTCGATCGTCTGGGGCGCCGTATACACGAAAGACCTGCAAGGCGGGGCGATGTGGAAGGGGATGCTGGACGAGTTCACGACCGAAGTTCGCAGCACCATTGCGCAGAAGAAGCGCAGCCAGCTGACGACTGACCCGGCCCTGGTTGGCATCGGGCGTGACTTCACGGGATGGGATTATCTGGTCTGATGCTGATCCCATTTTCCCCATTCGAGCCGGATAAAAGCCCGTTTGAGATCTCCTCAAGCAGCAATGTCGTCAACGCTCTCCCGGTCGCCAATGGCTGGGGGCCGATGCCAGGTTTGACGGAGATCAGCGCAGCGCTCGCATCGGAATGCCGTGGTGCCGTCTATGTCCGCAATTCTGCCGGGGTTTATAAAGTCATCGCCGGGACGGAAACGCGCCTCTACGAACTGGACACCACGAACTACACATGGACAGACATCAGCGGCGCCGGCGCCCCATTTGCCGTTCCTCTGAATGATTCATGGACATTTACGCGCTTTGGAAACCAGCTTGTCGCGCACAATATAGCCAATCCCATTCAGGTCTATGACATCGAGGCTGGGGGCACATTTGCCGCGCTCGCTGGCAGTCCGCCGAACGCAAAATACTCGTGGGTTTCAGGTGATTTCCTTGTGCTTGGGTATTTGGCCGGAGCGTCCGGTGAAAAGACCATCCGCTGGAGCGCCTTGAACAACATCACGGCGTGGACGATCGGCAAGAACGGCGCAGACGTGCAGGAGCTTCCCGAAGGCGATGAAGTGATGGGCGGCTTTGGCGATCAGGGCGGCTTTACGGTCATTCAGCGCTCTGGGATGCAGTTTTTCCCGTTCGCACCATCGTCCGGATTTACCTTCACGCGCACCGTGCTCAATCCGAAGCAGGGGACGCTTGCGCCGCGGTCGATTGTTTCGATCGGACCGGGACAGTTTTTCTATCTCTCTGAAGATGGGTTCTTTGGTGGCGTCAATCGCCAGCCGATCGGCGCAGAGCGGGTAGACGATTGGTTCCTTGAACAGATCGATCAGAACTATCTTGCCGACGTGCAGGGCGTTGCTGACCCGTTCGAAAAAATCGTCTGGTGGAAATATCGGACAGCGGGCGGCACGTTTCGGCGTCTTGGCTATGACTGGCAGCTGGACCGCTGGTGCACAACCGACATTCAGGTTGGGGAAATGGTGGCGCTGGCTACCCCAGCGATCACATGGGATGGCCTCGATCTGCTCTATGCAACGATTGACGACGCCGTAGAGCCTTTTGATAGCCGCCTGTTTTCCGGTGGCCGTCCGACGTTTGCTACATTCACAAGCGACAACAAGCTGGCCTATTTCACCGGCCCGAATTTGCAAGCGACTATCGACACCGCAGAAGTCGAGATCGACGGCATGACGCGAGCCTTCGTCAACGGCGCCCGCGTCATCACGGACGCAACCACGTTCACTCTCGCTGATGGTGTGCAGGCTTATCACGGCGATACCGTGACATTCTCGACTGCCAACACAGCCAACCGCGCCGGCCTCGTGCCATTCCGCTCTGATGGCCGGCTGCACAAGTTTCGCCTGATCATCCCGGAGGCAACCACTTGGAGCATCGCCAGTGCGGTGAATGTCAACGCACAGCAGAGTGGTGAACAATAATGGCGGTGACAGGTAACTATTCAGGCAACGTAGAAATCCCGGTCTGCCAGACGCTCGCGAACACAACCAAGATCAAAGTTGGCGACACGATGGCAGACGACACGCTGACGCTGGGGAGCTTTGCATTCTGCAATGACAACGGCGGCGCTGTGGTTTGTCAACTGTACTGGTATCGGGCGTCTACGACAACGGAAGCCCTCGTCTGGCAAAAGTCGGTTGCTAACGACGCGACCGAGATCGTTGAGAACATACCCTTGCGGCTTCGGACGGGTGACGAAATCCGAGTCGTCGGCAATTCGAGCGTTTATGTAACGCTGATCTACATCATGAACTTTGCGCTGTCTTCGCGCCAATGAACATCGGCATTGCGACCTCGGCAGAGGTGGACGGAATTTGGCCGTTGATCGCAGATCGATTGCAAGAGGCATGTGACCGCAACGGCGGCGATCTGTCCAGCGGAAGCCTTTGGCAGATGTGCCGGTCTGGGAATGCGTTCCTGGTGGTTGTCGTAGATAACGGCGCGGTCATCGCGGCGCTCATCATGCAGTTTCAGAACTGGTCAGGAAAGCAAGTGATGCGCTGCCTCGGTATTGCAGGCGAGCGGATGGCCGAATGGCTCCCAGAGGCAACGAAATTCATCACCAAAATGGCGAAAGACGGCGGGGCAAAGAGCTTCGTTTCAGAAGGCCGTGAAGGCTGGTCTCGAATTTTCCCGAAGGCACGGAAACTCCGTACTACGTTTGAAGTGGAAATCTAAGATGGGTGGCGATAAGCAGCAAACCACACAGGCAACGTCTGAGCCGTGGAAGGCATCGCAGCCGGCGCTCAAGCTGGCGCTTTCCGACGCCCAAAAGCTCTACAAAAAGGGCGTTGGCGGTGACATCTACACCGGATCGACCGTCACGCCTTGGGATCAGCAGACCCAGAAGGGGATGAACTTCATCCAGAGCGGCGCAAATGCCAATCTGGCGGGGAAGGGCCTTTCCGGTCAGTATCAGGATGTCATCAACCAGGGCGGCTATACCGACGATCAGCGCCAGTCGGCTGACGTTCTTCAAGGCGTGATGAACGGCACTGGCCTGACTGAAGGACAGCAAGGGGTTATGAGCGGCCTTGGCAACATTCTTGCCAACGGCGGATATAACGATGCAATGCGATCGGCGCAGGGTGGCTTGCAAGCTCTCGCGTCCAACCCGTTCAACTCCTACCAGCAGTCCGCGCTTCAGAACACGCAGAACACGGCGAATTCCAGCTTTGATATCAATGCCAATCCGGCGTTTCAGGATGTCTTGAGGCAGGCGCAGGGCGCGGCTCGCGATTCCGTCAACATGAGCGCGGGCGGCGCCGGCCGTTATGGCGGCGGCGTCCATCAGGGCAACCTTGCAAGCGAAGTGGGCGACCTGACTTCGCGCATGGTGGGCGGCGAATACCAGAACTGGCAGAACCGCAGGGATGCCGCGAACAGCAACCTGTTCAACATGGGCCAGACCGGCATTGGCACGCAGATGAACGCCAATCAGGGTGTGGCCGGCATCGGTCAGCAGGCCATGGGCAACTTGCAAAACGCGCAAGGCAACCTGTTCAACATGGGCCAGACGGGTCTTACCAACCGGACGGGCGCGGCGCAAAACCTTTACGGCATGGGCCAGAACGCTCTTGCCAATCTCGGCACGGCCTACAGCGGCATGCAGCAACCGGCCAACGACTTGATGAAGATCGGTTCGATGAACGAGGATCTGGCAACCCGCAAGATGAACGACAAGCTGCGCATCTTCAACGAGAAGCAGAACAAGCCGTGGGATCAGCTCGGCCGTCTCAATGCCATTGCGTCGGGCGCCGGTCAGATGGGCGGAACGCAGACGCAATCGCAGCCGGGTCAGAATCCATTTCTCCAAGCGATGGGATACGCAACAGGCGGCGCCGGATTGCTAGGAAGTTTCCTCTAGCTGAAATCGGCCGTGGTTTGTGTGGTAGCCATAAATTGCCTCGGCTTTCTTTCGGGCGGCGACAGCAGCATTAAAGTCTAGAAAATAACCGACGAAATGGGACTTGCCCCCGCCCATCCCAATACGAACTTTCCACTTGTTGTAGATGTTGCACCATCCCACTCCCGGAGTTCCTGTCTTATTCCTCTTCTGGAGCCGCATGTTTCGCATATTCTTCCCCCGTGGAACGTCGCGAAGGTTCTCTATGCGGTTATCGGACTTGATACCGTTGATATGATCAATGTGGTTTTTCGGCCAAGTTCCGTAATGCAGTAGCCAAGCTATCCGGTGTCCTGCGTAGTTTTTCCCCATGATCCTTGGGGTTATGTATCCTAGCGAGGTGCTACGGGTGACCTCTCTCCCGGCGTTCTTTGCATTCCAAGCTTTCGCCGAAACCTCTGTGCCACCATAAAATGCTGAATCAGCGCGGAACATCTCGACCGGCCTCGGTAGCCAAAACAGCTTCCCGGTCTCCGGCTCGTACTTGAGAATCTTTGAAATTTCTGAAAATGTCAGTTCAGCCATCTCGACCTCCTTATAGGTGGGGCTTGGTTAGAGCCCGCCACAGTGTTAGCGCACTTGGCGGGTTCGCTATTTGTACTACGGCGATTGTTGGATATCAACTCAAGGAGGCAAGTATGCCTTTCAATAACTGGCTGTCCGACAATTCCGGTGCGCTCCTCGCGGCGTCTGCTGGTCTTCTCGGCGGGCGCACAGGCTCAGAGCAGGCCGCAGGCGGCTTGATGGGCTTCGGCAACGCCATGGCCGCGTCGAAGCAGCGGAACAGGACGCTCGATTTCCTGCGGAAGATGAACCCGGAACTGGCGGCGGCTGTCGAGGCCGGCACTCTTTCGCCGCTCGATGCCTATCAGACGCATGTGCAATCGCAGGCGCCGATGAAGCCAGACAGGTCATTCCAGACGCTTCCAGATGGTACGTATGGATTCGCGGACAACAACAGCGGGACATTCAACCCGCTCGGACAGGCAAAAAAGCCTAACGACCAGTCCAACGATTACACGGCTCGACAAGCCGCAGCGGCGCAGATCGGTCTAACGCCGGATAACCCAGCCTATCAAAGCTATGTCCTCACCGGGAAAATGCCGCGCGAGGATCAAACGTCGCTCACCGCTGTCGACAAAAAGGCAATTCTCGAAGCTGACGACATGGTGGCGGTGAACGAAAACGCTATCAAGGCGCTCGATGAAGCCATGACGCTTTCCGACAAGGCCAATTCCGGAATGCTGGCCGGAGCCCGTGCTTGGGCCGGAAACAACCTGCCCGATATGGTGGTGCCGGATCGCATCTCATCGCCGGAAAGCTCGGCTGCGACGAAGAATTTTGACAACGCCGTTGTCGGCAACGCCCTAACGCAGTTGAAGGCCATCTTCGGCGGGGCGCCAACGGAAGGCGAGCGGCAGATATTGCTTGACCTCCAGGGCTCGGCAAACATGCCGCGCGAGGTGCGCGAGCCGATCTTGCGACGCGCGAAGGAAATGGCACAGCGTCGGCTTGAGTTCAACAAACAGCGCGCCGATTCCCTGCGCGGTGGCGACTTCTACAAGCCAGGCGCGGGCCAGACCCAGCAGAACAACATCGGCCGCACCAAAAGCGGTCTGACGTTCACGGTGGAACCATAATGCCGGTAGTCGTCATCGAAGGTAAGCGCGTTCGGGTGGGTGATGAATTCCTCACCATGACGCCAGACCAACAGGCAGATGCGGTTGATGAAATCGCGCAGTCGATCGGCGTTCAGCCGCAAGCCGCCGCGCCGCCTGAAGAAGAGGCATCGAGGCAGCTTCGCAGCGAGCTTTCGCAGATCACGCAGAACGCATCGCCGGAGAACAAGGGCGGCTTCGCGCGTGAACTTGACAGCTTCGGCCGTGGTGCTGCTGACATGATGTCATTCGGCTTTGCCGACGAGTTGGCGGCGGCTGGGGGTGCCCTGACTGGAATCGGCGGCGATTTTGGCGACTATGACCGCAATCTTCGCGTTCAGCGCATCATCCAGGATCAGCGCGATATGGCTGACCCGAAGGCTTCGACGGCCGGCCGGATTGCCGGTGGCGTGACGCAAGGTCTTGGGCTGGCGAAGAACGGCGTTACGCTGCTCGGTCGCCTTCCTGCTACGGCTGGCCTCGGCGCCAAGGTGGGCGCTGGTGCGGCCGAAGGAGCCGCTTATGGCGGCGCGTATGGCTTCGGATCTGGCGAGGGAACGTCAGACCGCCTCTCCGGCGCCGCTGGTGGCGCGGCGGCTGGTGCTTTGATCGGCGGCGCGATCCCGGCTGTTGTCGCTGGCGCAAGGGCTGCGGCGAAGCCTGTCGTTGACGCTGTGTCGGCGCGGATCAATCCCGGCAAATATGCCAGCCAGAAGATTGCCGAACGTCTTTCAAACTCCGGAATGACGGTCGAGCAAGCGGCTCGCCGCATGGAAGACGGCGGGCTGTCACTGGCTGACGTGGGCGGGAAGACTACACGCAACCTCCTGCGCACGGCTTCGAACATTCCCGGCAAGGGCGCCGACAGGATTTCAACGCAATTGACGCTTCGCCAGATGGGGCAGGGCGACCGGCTGAAGGCTGTTGTCGGGCGCACGCTTGCTGATCCTGACGGCTATATGGCTGCAAAGGAAGATATTGCCGCAACTGCCCAGCGCCTCGCCAAGCCGCTTTACGATCAGGCTTACAGGACGCCGGTGCACTATTCGGAGACCCTTGAAGGTATCCTGCAGACCCCAGCCGGAAAGACCGCGCTTGCTGAGGCCGAGAAACTGGCAGCGAACGAACAGGTTCCGTTTCAGCAGCTTTTCATCAACGTTGCCAAGGACGGCAAGAGCGCGACGGCTGTTCGCGTCCCTGATACCCGTGGGTGGGATTACATCAAGCGGGCGATGGACGACATGATCGATTCCGGAACGGACAGCATCACGAAGAAGGCCACGAATGACGCTCGGATTATCACCAACCTCAAAAACAAGATGCTGGCTGAGATTGACCGTGTAAACCCGGCTTACGCACAGGCACGCAAAGCCTGGGGCGGTCAACAGTCCCTAGACAAAGCCCTTGAATTCGGGCGAGACGCCATGAAGCTCTCCCCTGAAGCAGTTCGCAGGCAGATGGCGGGAATGGGTGCCGCCGAGAAAGAAGCCGCACGCGCCGGCGCCGCGGAGTGGATCCGCAATGCGATCGATCAGCGGAATTTCACGCAGAACGCCATCCTGAAATTCTTCAGCAATCGCCAGCAGTACAAGAACCTCCGGTCGCTGTTTGACAATGACGAGCAGTTCAAGACGTTCCGACAGGCTGTCTTTGCCGAAGCGAAGAAGCGCAGCACGTATGAAGCCGTCAAGGGCAATTCGACCACGGCTGCGCAGCTCGCAGACATGATGGAAACTGGTGGACTTCAGGAAGGCTTCAATGCGGCAAAGACAGCCGTCACGTCAGGGCCGGTCACGGCAATCCTTCAGTGGGTAGGTTCACGGCTGCGCATGCTTGGCGGGTTCACGCCCGAAGTTGCAGACAGCATCGCTCAAAAGCTCATGGCGGCGAGCCCCGACAAGGTGCGGCAGGTAGCGCAGGAATTGTCGCGGCTTGAGTCTGCGAAGATGACGGCCATCCAGCGTTCAAACGCCGTCCAGGCTATCGTTACTCGCGCTCTCCAAGCGCCCGTTCAATCGTTGGCCTTACAGCCTCAGTGACTGTTGAACTGATCGGCGTAAAGAAGAAATACGACAGCACGGCGCCGACCACGGCATAGAGAATTGCATCGGTGGCGCTAAGGCCCTTCGGTTCGTCGTTCAAGCGTCCCTCAAAATCTGGTGAGAAGTATGGCTAACGTCAATCTGACGCAGCAGGACATCGACTATATCGCAAGAGTTGTCGAAACAGAAGTCCCGCGTTCTCTCGCAAACAGAAATCCGGCAGAGTATGACCGGATGGTGCGTGGCGTCGTTGATACCGTCACTAACCGCATGGCGTCGGGCGTCTTTCCGTCGAGCGCAACGGGCGTTCTCAACCAGAACCGGCAGTTTTCCAAGATCACCGGCCCGTCGAGCCTCGATCCATATGGTTCGGTGCAAAACACGCCTCGCGCATCGACGGCGACAAAGAACCTCGTTGCAGATCACATCGCAGGACGCGCAGCGGGCGAACCGACGACGATTGGCGGCGCTCTCAACTACGCAAACCCGAATTACTCGTCAAAAAGCAACCTGACCGGCTGGATCAATCCAATGATCGAGCGCGGGGCAACCTTGCTTGGCGTCGGGAAAAATGTGCACGCTCACGGCACGGCGCCAAACCTGCAGCCGGTCGGGGAGTACAGCCTAGCCGCAGAAGGCATGCCTGGGGCTTATGTTCCGCGCCCGACATCGCCGGATGACCTTCCGCAGTCTGCGCAGCCGGGGGGCATTCTCAGCGCCATCAACTCTCCTGTTCCCGGTCTTGTCCAACGCGAAGAATTGGGGCAGCCGGGACTGATGTCCGCATATCAGCCTGTCGCACAGCCGACAGAGGCGCAGGTCGCGCTCGATACGCTGCGACAGGGCCAACCGCAAGCGGCGCCGGGTCTTCTCGCAGAGCAATATGCATCATACGGGGCAGGGAAGGTCGCGCCGCAGCAAGCGGGCCTCCTGTCAGAAGACGTGGCCTATCAGCGGATGATTGACGGCCTGAACGCTCAGAAGCAGAGCCTTCAAGCTGGCGTTGATCCCATGGCGTCGATCCCCAATTGGACGCAGCAACAGCCACAGCAGCAGCCACAAGTCCAGGCGCCGGAAGTTGCGCAGGTTGAAGCCCCTGAAATGGTCTCCCAGCCGATCGCGCAGCAGCCAGCCAGCCAGCCAGCGCAGCAATTCAGCGGCGGTCTTCTCTCTCCGCAGGAGCAGCAGCAGTTTGCAGCGCAGCGGGCGAATCTCGCGCAACAGCCGTTTAACAGCGGTTTTGGGGTGAAGGCAGGCAACTTTGCCAAGGGTGCGCTCGGCGGCATCGGCGGCGGCTTGCTTGGCAGTCTGGCTCTCGGCCCGCTCGGCGGCCTTCTCGGCGCGGCTCTCGGCAATTCCCTGATGACCGGCAAGTTGAACACGATGGTCACCGGATATCCGAAAGCACCAAGCCGCGAGGGCTCAAAGGGCAACTCTGGCCGCATCAGCAGAGGCCAACTGAACGATAACGGGCGCAACGCCTACAACAGCAGCGAGCAATTCAGGAACGCAGTCGACCAGGGTTCCGTGGGCCTTTACTAAAGGAAAAAATGCATGTCCATCAAGGATTACAGCAGCACTGCATCGTCCAACACCACGATTAGTGGGATCGGGATTCAGGGAACGAATCAAGTATCAAATTTTGACGGTGCGTTTCGCCAGCTTATGGCCGACGTGGCGAATTGGACAGATACCGACACCATTGCATCAGCCGGGACGACGGACCTTTCCACCGTCGATGGAACCTATATCACGGTTTCCGGCACGACGACGATCACGGCGTTTGGCACGCTGAAGTCTGGGATGTTCAAGTTTCTGAAATTTGATGGTGCACTGACGCTCACCCATAACGCCACGTCCCTGATTCTCCCCCGAGCTGAGAACATTACAACGGTTGCGGGCGATACTGCTGCTTTCGTTTCCCTCGGCTCCGGCAACTGGCGCTGTCTATTTGTCCAGAGGACGACGGCGGCCAGTGCCCGGTCTGACATAGGCATTACGGAGGGAACGTGGACGCCTGTTATTACCTTTGCAACCCCCGGCAATTTGAACGTCGTTTATTCAAACCAGCAGGGGCGATACATTAAGATAGGCAAACAAGTAACGGTGTCGTGCATGTTAATCACGACGACGTTTACCCATACTACCGCAAGCGGAGAATTGCGCGTCACAGGACTTCCATTCGCATCCGTAACCGCAGCAAATTTCCAGTGGACATCCCCTATGGAGTTCGCCGGTCTTACTGTAGGGGCCGGTTACACTGTCATTAATCCCAATCTTCAGGATAATGTGTCTTACGTGCGGTTTGTCACTACTGGATCAGGTATGGCCAGAGCGGTGCTGGCTACAGGAAGTGCTCCGTCAGGGACGCAGCAGACATGCATTTTCACTCTAACATACGAGGCGGCAAGCTAAACGGCAGTCGGCTGATGAGCCCGTATTTCGAACAGCGAAAGACGATCTACGACTTTACCAGTGATCCGGATGCTTGCGCGGACGGGTTTTATGACCAGTCATCGCATGGCTTTTGCGGGTTCGATTGGGTCCAGGCACTGCAAGCCGCTTCCGATTGGATGGCGGTCAACAGGCTGCCGGTGTTCATCCCTCCAGGAAACTACCGTTTTGCTCGGCAAGGAAAGCGATACCTTCCTACCGTGGATGCAGGATCGTGGTTCCAGTTGATAGGGGATAGCCGCAATGCGGCGGTACTCATGATTGATCAGATCCCAGACGAAGTTTTTCCCGATAACGGGCACAAGGGCTCGTGCCTGATTGGGGCAGGGTCAATCCTTGAGGCCATCGGAACAGCCTATACACGCGACTATTTCGCCGTAAGCAATCTGACATTCTTCGGCGTGTGGGACCACAAGAAATCAACGACGGCCCGATTCATGGGCGGCGTCCAGGCTTACAACGTCGATCGCGTCGAGGTCGAGAACTGCGATTTCCACTCGCTTACCGGATCGCCGGCAGTTGCAACCCATTGCGGTGAGTTTACCGCTCGTGGAAACCGTATCCGAAAGGCCACATCCGATGGCATTCGTGCGGTTGGTACGCCTATTGTCACGGTTACCGACAACCGCCTGCGCTGGGTGGCCGATGACGCGATAGCCGTCCACAGCATTTCCGCGGGTGTGGCCCCGCGTCCTGTTCGTGAAGCAATTGTTATCTCGAACAACATTGTCATGGACGCGAAGGGCATTAGCTGTCTCGGCGCCAACCGGGCGACAATTACGGGAAATCATGTCATCCGCGGGCATGGCAACGGAATCGGCATCGGCGGCCGCACCGCTCCGGAAGGCGCGGGTTCAATGGTCAATATCGTAGTCACCGGCAATCATGTCGACAACACAATGAGCTGGATTGATGGCGGCGAAGTCCCGGCTTGGCCTGACCTGCCTGCCTATGTCGGCGCCCTTACGGTCGGAGAAGGCGTCGTTTACTCCCCGAACATGAACGCCCTGACTTGGGGGGAACTCGACGCGCTCTATCCCAATATCGGTGAAGTTCATGTTTCATTTGATAGCCCTCTCTTTGAAGGCGGTCATCTTGGACACCCGAATGCCGCACTGACGAGAATCAACGACATCATGGACGGCGACAGGCCTTGGGGCGGCTCGTATGCTCGCGACGGCATTAATGACGGGTACGGCTCGCCGGCTGAAAGAACCGTTGGAACGAGAAACATAGTCGTCAGCGGGAACGTCGTCACCAGGTCGCTTAAATCTGGCGTGCCTCATTCCGCTTGGGGCTTCGGGGAATACTATACGTGGAACGGTTGGATTGACCCGGTTGTGACGGAATCGGCGTTCTTCCCGGCCGGGATTGCGCTGTGCGGCGACGTTTTTAATGCCGCCGTCTCTGGAAACACTGTATCCGGCTTTCGGTCTGGGGCTGGCATTTACCTTCGGGCTATTGCATCGAGCATTGACGACCTGAGGTTTACCGGCGTTGTGATCTCCGGCAACGTCATCACCGACGTTCTACAGGGGATCGGGCACAACCTCAGCGAGGGACAGCACATTGACGTTGCAGTGCGCGGCAACACGTTCGATTGCGACACGTTTCTAAAGCAGCCTCTCCGCCGATCGGCGTTTGACGGCTCGTGGACACAGCCTTCCGGGTCCGATTGGTCGTCTGTATGTCTTGGGGTGGACACGTCGCGGGCGTATGGCTGGACGCTCTCAGACAACATCTTCCGGAACTGTTACGCGCCGATCGCGCCAACGGCTCTGAACATGATGTATGACGCCAGCAATGCGCGAGACAATACGATGGAGTGCCAGCCGGCCGCAGAGGGCTACAGCGCCTCAAACCTTGGCATCGGCCATTTCATCGTATGGCCTGAGGCGTTCAACTATCGCAGCGTCGGCTCAAACCCGAAAGACAGCTTTTTCCGCAAGATGCTGTTTACGCCGCTGACGGCATCAACAGCCATGCCCACAACAGGCTGGTATCCCCGCGGCTGGTTCGTTCGCAGCATCGCGAATGACATCGGAACGCCTGGGTTTGGCTGGCAGAAATACGAGAGCGGTTCCGACAATACAAAATGGGTAGCGCTCAAGACGGCTTAGACGCTTCCCCCCGCAAGCACTGCGGGCCTTTCCATTCCACCAAAAGGAAATCACATGACACGACGTATCAGCGCGGCGGGGCTTTCGCTCGTCAAGCAATGGGAAGGCTGCGAGCTTATCTCCTACAAGGATGTGGCCGGGATCTGGACGGTTGGCTACGGCCATACGAGTGCGGCGGGCATCCCGAACGTCAAGCCTGGCATGCGGATCAACCTTGTCGAGGCGGAAGAAATCCTCAAGTCGGATCTGCGGAAATTCGAAGAGCGCGTTGAACGACTTGTGAAAGTCCCGCTCACGGACAACCAGTTTGCCGTTCTCGTCTCCTTCGACTTTAACACCGGAGCGCTGCACAAGTCCACGCTTCTGAAAAAGCTCAATGCCGGCGATTACGACGCGGTTCCCGGCGAGCTGATGAAGTGGGTGAACGCAGGCGGCAAGAAGGTCAAGGGCCTTGTCAACCGCCGATCGGCTGAAGCTGGCCTTTGGGCCAAGGGCGAATTCGTTTCCTCGTCCAATGCGCCGGTTCAGAAGACGGTAGCAAAGAAGGACGTGGCTGTCATCGTCGGCACGGGCGCTGGCGGCGCTGTCACTTCGATCGCTCCTTCTGTTCCTGACATCATCGACGCCGTGACGAAGCAGCAGAGCGAGCTATCCAGCGGGGATTGGGCGCGGATGACTGTGGCAGGCATTATCGTGGCCCTCACGGTCTACGGCATCTATCGCAAGGTGCGGTCATGATCTTCTCCCGCGCATCCGCCATCGCAGGGGCCGTCTTTGGTGGCCTCGCTGTCTTCCTCATCATGCAGGCGGTCAACGCCCTATGGGTCATCCCCGCAGCTCGTGACGCGGGCAGGGAGATGGAACGTGCGGCCATCCTCCAGCAGGCAATGAAAAACATCGAAACGCGGAGCAAAACCAATGCGGAGATTCGCAATCTTGATGACGGTGCTTTGTGCCGGGAGCTTGGCGGCCTGTACGAAGACGGCATCTGTCGCTGACGGCTCCGGCTTCGAGCTGCTTCATCCTTCGGCCGCAACCCGTTCATTCATCATAGCCAACGATCGGCCTTTTGCAAACGAGGTCGCCAGCCATAACAAAACCTGTCAGGCCCAGAAGGGCTGCGCGAAATAACCACCGAAAGGACTGCTTATGCCTACCATTGAAGAAACAGTTAACGCAGGCGTGCAGGCGCAGGCCGATATCGATAAGTACCTGACGAAAGCCTACCTCGCTTCCCAGCGTCTCGCCAGCATCACGGAAGACGGCGTCGAATTGGGGATGGTGACAAAGGCCATTGCCGCGAAGCAGATCATCGCAGAAGCGCGGGCGATTCCGGGGCTGGTTGCTAAGGCTGCCAACGCCGCGGCCGATCTCCACGCCAAGCAGACGAAGATTTGCCAGGATGCTGGCGTCGATGTCATCCCGCCTTCGTCCGTCGGGGGTGTGTCTATCTTAGGCGGCGGGGATCGTTGATATGAACGAGTTTCAGCTTGCCCTGCTGATCGGCCTTCTCATCACCGGCCTGATCTCGTCAAGGCTTCCCCGCGCGTGGCTCTGGCTGGCCTGCGGGGCGGCTTCCTTCGTTGTCTCGACAGCCTATGCCAGATATGGCCTTCCGCACGCTCCAGCCTTCACACTGGCCTGTGATAGTGCCGTGTGTTTGGCCGTCTATTTCTTCGGAGTTGAGAAATGGGAGATATCCGGAATTTATCGGATTTTCCAGCTTTCCGTACTCATCAGTCTATTTCGACTATCAAATATTATCGTTGACCAATGGGTGTACATTGTCGCGCTCGAAATCCTGAATTGGGTCGCGCTCCTATTGATTGGCGCGACATCAATTTTGGATAGGGCAAGAGCGAATGAGGGACATTCTGATTGGGATTGGCATCCTCATCTTCATCGCTCTGACCTGGCTTTACGGCGTTCTCGTCAAACGCAGCCGTTCCACAAAGTCAGAAAATAATGGAAGGCGTCGTCGCTAAGGTCGTCGGCGTCCTATCGGGCGCCCTCCTGGCGCTTGTATTTGATCCTCCCAGATCTAGAACAGGCTTCATCAGGCGAACCGTCGTCGCGATCGTCGGCGGCTATATTTTCGGGCATGTCGTCCTCCATCTCCTCGAATGGCCAGAGACGACAGACAACCTCATTGCCGCTTGGTGCATCAGCTCGGCTTCATCCTGGTATGTGCTAGGAAAGGCTCGCAAGCTGATCGACGCCTACACCGCGAAAGAATAGGAACCTAATATGACCGGTTTGGGACTCGGCATAGGTGTCGGCATCGGCATCATCGGCTCCGGAACCGGCCCCTTTTTGAGCGACACGTTCACAGACACCAATGGGGTTTTGATCATCAATCACACTCCGGAAATAGGTGGAGTGTGGTCTGCGCAGTTTGGCAATGTGCCTTCACCGAATAGCGCAATAAATAATAACAGGCTATACAGTGCTTCTGGCGCCGCCATATATCGAAACTCAGCCGTCCCACCGTCCGCTGACTACTATGTCGAGGGCACGTTTGATTTCCTGTCTACTGTTTCAGGAGATAACGTAGGGGTCTTTGGCCGGGCCTCGGCAGGAGCGAACACGTATTACACCGTTCGGTGGTCGCAAACATCCGGAAACTTTTCGATGTTTAAAATCATCGCTGGCGTGGCCACGCAGCTTGGATCGAGCTACGCCACAACGTTTACATCAGGCTCTAAGGTAGTTCGGCTCACCATGGTGGGATCTGCTATCTCGGCTAGCATTGACGGTGTAGTGCGGATATCTGCAACTGACACTGACATTACTGCCGCCGGGTTTGCGGGTGTTAGGGCCGTTATGGCTGTCACGACAACAACAGGCATTCATTTAACCAATGTTACGGCGGCTTGACCTGCGGCTTAATCTTGCTGCGAACCGGCGAATCGCCTCTCTTGCCAAGTTCCATTGCCGAGTGACGCCCCCACCTGGGAAACGCCGATCGCAGTTGGCATGCGAGGGTCTCGCGACGTGGCTTAGCCTCGGTGGCGCCAGAAGCCCCTGATTTTCTCCCACAGGCTCTCCTTTGCTGGATGCTTCAACTTTGCCTCACAGAATGTTCGACCATCAACGTCAATATTGTAGATTGGGGTGAGGCCAGCAATCTCCAGCCAGTTTTCTAGTTCTAACGGCGGTACGCCGCGAACATGGGTGTTGTTCCCCCAAAGCGTGCTTGGGCTCGTTATGTATATGATACCGTTGTTGGTCACGCATTCCGCCGACTTCTGGATTATGGGAAGGGGGTCAGCGACATGCTCCAAAACTTCAGTAAGTAGAACGTAGTCATACTTTCGGCGCGGCTTAAACTCTTCGATCCAGCCGCTCACCCAAACCATCCTCTTTTGCACCTCGGTAGGTTCGGCTCTGGCATGGCGTTCAAAGGTAGCTTTCAATGTGTCCGAAATCTCCACGCCGGTAACATGGTGCCCCAGCCTGGCGTAGTGAATGAGGTTAGGACCGTTGTGAGCGCCAAGCTCTAGTATCGTGGCGTTAGCCTTAGGGCTAAACCGGGACATCCATTCTTCGCGCCATTTGACCTGCAAGTTTGCCTCGACAGTTCCGACCTCGTTGTAAAGAGCTTTGAAGCGATCGCGGTCTGTGAGATGACGATAATCTGGATCGTTTGATATATATTTAAATTGCTTGTCTGACACGGTTTAGCCCCCGGTTTACTGTGTTTCGATCGCTGATAGCCCCTTCGGCACTCAACATCAAGCGCGGCCTGCAGCCGCATGTTACCCCAAATTCTTACCTGAATAGCCCTCAGTTCCTAGACGACTTCAGGGCCGTGCGTCTACCCTCTCTCCTTTCACCTTCTATGGCACGAGGTGGGGAACGCTTGTAGAACGTCTGTGTGCCTAGCTCTCACCGTTTGGATGCCGATACTCAAACCATTTCCTGCATGCCTCGTCATACAGCCTAGCGCCGATCACGACGAATGGCAGAAAGTCTATGAACTCTTGAGGCGGTAAATGAAACCACTCTCTGGCGAGTTCCCGATCTTCGAATTCGATATGCATCATGCGTTCAGCATAGATTGACCCCGCGTAGGGGACTTCAGCAGCCGTTACCAGTTTGAGGTCTGGAGCCTTCCATTGCCACTTAATGCTCTCCAGCCTCTTCTCTGGACAGGACGAGCGTCCAATCTTTGTAATATCTTTGTGGCTGAAGGCATAAATGAAAGCCTTCTTATCCTTGACCCTTGGATAGTTCCATGAGGTCGCGAGTGGGACGAACCCGCGAAGCTCCCACCCCGTTTCTGTCTCGACCAAATCGGGCAGATTCTTTAGCCAATTTTCGGCGCGGGGGTCAGCCATGCAGGCGCTTCTCCTTGCTGATTTAGGTGCGGGCACCGAAACGGGTTAGTAAGTAATAACAATGGGCACGTAGAGGCAGGTGCGGGGACTCTAACTGCTTGATAATAAACCATTATGCCACATCGGCATGGGGCACCACAACATTATTCAGGCTTTGTTTTTATTGATTTTTTTGACACATCCCCCGCACTGGAATTCGGGTGCGGGGAAAGTTCCTTCTCCATCTGTTCCGCTGCCATCCTGGACGCGGACACGCCAAGCCGCTTCCGGTCTGCCTTTTTTGTGTAGACCTCGGCTTGCCGAACGTTCGACCATCCGAACTGTGCCATCAGCTCATGAGCCGATGCGCCGCTGTTCGCCGCCATGGTCGCAACAAACTTCCGGACGCCATGAGCGCTCTTTTTTATGCCAGCGTCACGGCAGCAGTCACGGAACCAATTCCCAAAGCTTTCGACTGTGAACGGCGTTCCGTAGCTGCTCACAAGGAAATGCAATTCGCCGGTATCGGTGGCATTGATCACGTCTATGAGACGGTCGGAGAACTCGACGCTTATCTCCGTCCCTGTCTTCACCGTCCTGATTGAGAATGTGTTGCCGCTCATATGCTGGCGACCGGCGCGAACGACATCAGACCGGCGCAGGCCAGAGCAGAGAAGAAGCTCAATAGCCAGCCGCGGCTTTGTCCCTACCTTCCACTTATGGCAGAACTGGCGAACGTCAGAAGCATCCCAAGCGGCAAATCCGTCGCTCTTGTAACCTATTCGCTCGACGCCATGCGTGGGGTCAATATCGACGTGGTTGTTTTTCAGCGCCCATTCAAAAAGCCCTCGAAGGGCCTTGAGGTAGCAATTCGCTTGCGCTGGGGTGTCTCCCCTGGCATCGATCGCGTTCCTGACATCTTGGCCGGATATATCCCGGTAGTCGGCATTCCCTGAATTGGCGATCGCCTGTTTGAAAAGATTCCCGCGCTGTTTCCGGGTGGCGTCAGACAGGTTCTTCCATCCGGCCGATTCCATGTATCGTTCGATCAGCCACTTGAGAGTTTTAGTGTCCGCCTTGTCGCGAGCCTTGACGATCGGCGTCCCCGCCACGATGGCCTTGTATGCTGCTTCGAACTCTGGCGTGTTCGGAACGCCATGAATGCGGGTGCGAGGGCCTTTGTCGACACGATAGTAGAACACCACCGTTCCATGGCGGCTTCGTTCCATCGTGACGTTGAGAGGCAATTTGCGGGGCATGTCTTTCATTAAAGACGAACCCCGCCCTTCGGCGCAATGGGCTTCTGAATTGTTTGGGTGGGGATATTTGGGAAAAACCGCAGCAGCGCCCCGCCCATCTCGACTTCGATGCAAATGCCTTCAGCCTTCGCCACGGCTGCAACGCGCGTCAGGTCGGATTTCTTGATAGCTGCTGGCGCTGTCATCCACCTATCCTTTCCAAGGTTGCAGCCTGGAGCTTGGCAACGGCTGTGGCGGGCGATATGGCTTCGTCAAGGGCTGTCATTCCCCACCTCCATCACCAAGGGCGCGGCCATTGGCAGCGTGAGCGGCAAGAACATCGTCAACGACTCTCACACACAGCGCCTTGCGGGTCGCTGACAATGCATCCCAGAAATCCATAGAACCGCCTCTCTGGGCGCCGTATTCATCGCCCCATAGCGCCATCGCCAAGCGAGCTTCAGCGTGCGGGTGTAGGTTTCTCCGTTGGTCGCTCATGGCGTCTCTCCCTCTATGGAAGCGGAAGGGGCGAGGAGGCGAACAACATGCGCAAGCGCCATGGCCTGATAGCCGTGGTTGGTATCCTTCTGCGCGTCTGTCAGGCCGAACAACCCGAACAACTTGCCGCGTTGCTCACCGGATAGATCACGGAAGAACCAGAGGCTGAGTTTGCGGCCAGCGTCTCCCTTGTCTCCCCCCTCTATCTGAACGGAGAGGGCGGCTTCGTATCCAGCCGCAAAATCATAGTAGGAAGCGAGGGCCTTAAGTGACGTCTTTTTATGTTGGTTAAACGCGTCACGGATCATCGCCTCGGTTATTGCCTTGCTCATTTCTCACTCCTGATCTGGGAAATTATGGCGCGGGCGCTGCGGAGTTGGCCGAACGTGTGGCGCGAGAAAGTGGACGATTCCGCATCATCAGCCCATCGATCCATCCAAGGCTCGTAATGACCCGTGAATTTCTCCAGCGCCTCGGCAGCCTTCGCCAGCCGTTCCTCTAGGTCTCGGACATAAGCGGCGATCTCGCGCATGGCTTCCGGCGAACAGCGTGCGAAGTGGGCCGCGTTGGCAGCGCTGGACGGTCCACACCCAGTTGTGGCGGGGCACTTGCCGCCAGCGTTCAAGAGATAGACGGCTCCCGCGAATGGCTCGCTTGCGCGTGCCTGGGCTTCAAACTCCGCGATTGCCTCGTAGACGGTCGGCGTCGGTTCGACCCATACGTCATACGGTCCCGGCGTCACCCCATCGAGGCCGCGCACTATCTGGTCCAAGAGGTGTTTGGCGGTCATGGGTGGGTTCCTTCTGCCTGCTTGGCGGGGGTGATGGACATCCACAAATCGGAACCGGGCGGCTGATACGACTGGCACGACGCCAGCAGGAGGGCGAGGAAGAATACAGCGCGGGTCATGGCTGATACCTCGTGCTTGCGAAGCCTCGGCTGCGCAGTTTAGACTTGGAAGCGGGGAAGGTTCCTTCGTGCTTGGCCTTCACCCGCTTGATCTTTGAAATGGTGCGCTGATCGTCTGCGGTCTTTGCCCCAACGCCGCGATGGCATGGATTGCAAAGCACCTGGCAGTTATCGAGCGAGGAATCCCGGCTGACCCAAAAGGGAATGATGTGGTCATACTCTCCCTCGGAGACCTTCAGCTTCATCTCGCATTTTTCGCACTTTCCGCCGCAGCGGATGAAGGCTAGGCCGCGTGTCTTCTTGGAGAACTCGATGCGATCGGCCATTAGGGCGTCACCTCGCACGTCCAATTTCCCCAAGTGCGCTCCAACATCCCACCGCGCTTTACACAGTGCTCTTGGCGTATCAGCCATTCCTCATGCTGGAAGCGTTCGGCTTCGGTGTGGTACTTTCCACAGGAGACGGCGGCGACCGAAAGAAAGCCGCATATCGGTATCCAGATCACAGCGTATTTGAGTGCAACGGCCATCACTGCACCCCACGACGCAGGACGGAATAAGCGTAATACGAATAGGTGATCATCGTTAGACACCGCATAACGGTGTCGAATGTGCTCCCGCCTTCGATCAGCCTGACAAACATGAACAGAACGGCGGCAATGCAAGCGGAGGATACGACGAAACGGTCCACCATCAGTTCAAAATCTCCTTCGCCTTCAACGCGAGAACCTTCAACCGACCCGCAATCAACAGGAGGGCCGACATGCCAGGCTGATATCCGATCTCGTCGCGAAAGCTGTTTACTGCTCTGTCCGCTTCTGCCTGTTCTCGGATCTCGCGTTGAAGCTGGGCGAGGAGGGCGTCTCGTTTCTGCAGATAGGCGAGGGTGCTAGCTCGCATCTGGGGGTGACGGGCCATGCGGTCTTGAACGGTCATGCTGCAGCCCTTCCCCTCATAATCTGACCAATACGGACGTTGGAAACGCCGAATTTCTTCGACAGGTCCACAGTCACGCCACGGTATGGTGTCGTGTTGATAATTTCCTGTATCTGTTCTTTGCTGAGCTTGAGGCGGGATGGGACGTTCAACGCCTCATCGAACGTCATCCCGTACCTGTTCATCCGATTATGGATAGTCCCATATTTTAAGCCGAGTCGTTCGCATGCTTCCGCAAGCGTTATTTGCTCAGAGCCGAGTGATACGATAACGTTGCATGTCTTGTTTCTGGCTTGTTCCTTTGGTGTGGCCCATCGGCAATTTCCAGGGCTATAGCCCTCGTTAACGTCCACCCTGTCCAAACTGTGAAGTGGGCTAGGTTTTTTGCCCATGTCGGCAAAGAAGTTATCAAAAGAGGCATTCCAACGATCACATACAGAAATACCCCGCCCTCCATATTGGGGGTACTTTTCGTTTGTTTTTTCAAAGCATCTGCGGAGCATGTTCCGGTAGGCGTTATATTCTGGAGAGTATTCCCTGTTCGCAGTATGACCGTGCGTCCTGTTCTTTGTCGCCCCGATGTCAACTCTCAAGCAGCCACAGCTCTTGCTGTTGCCGTATCGCAGGTTCTTGCCATTTACCTTTGACGTTGTGCCGCAATCGCACTTGCACTCCCATATGCCGTGAGAAACATGATAGACTGCCGTCCATCTTGAGAATCGTTTTCCGGAAAGGTCGTATTTAAGCACAGCGGCGCTCCTTCTGATCGGGGAAGACATCTTCTGGCGTGACGCCGTAATTTTCCGCGATGAACCGAATTGCGGCCTCGCAAAATTTGTCGAACGTTTCCTCCGTCATGGAGGAAAACGCGATGCTGGCGGGGAACAGGTACGTATGGCCCCGAAACATCACAGGGTTTACGTATCCCGTGTGAACCTTCACCAGGTCGTGCAACACTTCCGGTGAGCCAGTGCACTCTGTTGCCTGGACTACCTTCGCGAGGAAACTCCAATAAAACCGCAGGCGGGCAGGCGATCGGCCGGTGCGGAGATCGACGCGGATACGCTCCCCCGGCTGCATCTTGCGGATCATCTCTGCGTCGGCTTGCATCTCTGGGTAAAGCGCATCGCCGCGGCGCATGACGTAGATTGGCGCGTGTTCGGTTTTCGCCATCAGCGCCACTCGCACATGAACGGGATGTCATCCTGAAGATCGCTGCGGAAGTTCGCCGGCTGATTGCCGTAGCTATCCCGGCGCTCGGTGGCTGGCTGTGCCGCTGGCTTATCCCCGCCGCCCATGAGGGTGATATCGGACGCGCGGCAGGTGAAATAGGTCTTGCCTTCGTGGTGGCGCTGGCCGAACTCGCCGGTAACGCAGACCTTCGTTCCCTTCGTCAGGTATTTCGCGAGGGAATCCCCGCGCTTTCCCCACAGGGCGATGTCAAACCACATCGTGGTCTTGTTCTCGCCGTATCCGTCATCAACAGCGACGGAGAAGCCTAGAACTGGCTCCCCGCCCTGAGTGCGCCGCATAACCGCGTCTTTTCCGACTGTTCCTGCAAGAGTGATGGCTTTCATGGTGTCGGTCCTTCTAGGCGTTCAGCGGATGGCGTGAGGCTTCGGCGTCTGAAACGACCGTCGAGCCTGGGAATTGCTCTTGAATGGCGTTGGCTGTGTCTTCGGTCGCCTGCAACTGATCTCGCCGCGCCTGGAATTTCGGGCGAGCTGCTTCGCGGTAGTCTCGCGACCATCCGTCACGCTCCATGATGGACGCCCAGGTTTTGGCGCAGGTATTGACGGCAAGGATTGATTCGCAGTCGAGCAAGTCTTGATCGATCGCAGCCAACTGGCGCTTCTGCTCGGCGGCGCTGATAGGCTTCGGTTCCGGCTTTTTCTCGCCGGCCTTCTCAGCCTCGAATTCCTTGGCGATCGTGTTGACGTACTTGTTATCGTCAAACATGCCCATGTGAACGTCCGCGCCGACGCCGATCAGTTTCAGTGCGTTGGTCACGCCATCCGTGAAAGCCTTCTTGAAGGCCTCGTCGTCCAGTTGCAGGCCGTTCTTGTTCTTCCCGGCAACCTTGTCACCGCCGACGCCGAAAACGATCTGGTCGCGGCTTCCGTGCCAAATGGACACGGTGCAATAGACGAGGATTTCTTCGCCAACGGGCACGACCTGAAACGAAGGCTCATTGATGCCCCAGCCGACGCCACAGGCGCCGAACTCTTCCGTCATGCGACGGTATGACCACATTGGCTTGATTGCCGTTCCACGGAAGCCGCCGCCTCGCTGGAACTGCTTTGTGTGCGCCGGGTCTGTCTTCCCCAGCTTATCCCATAGTGCTGTTTTCTCGGTCATGCTGCGATCTCCCCGAACGCTACGAGCATCTTCCGGTGAATGGCGCGGGTGCGCTCGATGTCTTCCCGGCAATAGGCTGCGATTTCCTTGTGCTTGCCGTCTGCGAACATCTGTCCAATCATGGACCCGTCGATTTCGCCCTTGCCTGGCAGGCCGAGAGCGGCGCTCAGATTGTCCATGCTGATCGTGTCGCGGGCGCCGGCCCATGCCGTCATAGTGTCGAACACGTCGTTGCCCCACGGCTTGGGATCACGCGGCATCCATGCCGGCACTCGAATGCCGAGAGCGATAGAGCGCTGCCAGATAAAGCGGATATCGAAGCCTGCGACGTTGTGGCCGACGATGACGGGGAAGCGGTTTCCGATGGTGGCGTTGACGTATTCGAAGAAGGACTGGATTATGTCCCTCTCTTCTGTCCACACCTGCGCCGTCTGCGATGAAACGGGGCCATCATCGAAAGCAAACCCGATGCAGCAGATATGGCCGAAGGCGGCGTTAAGGCCGGTCTTGGAAATGGCTTCCTCGACGGCTGCAGCCTTCTGCTCCTTCTCCCAAGCGGCTATCGTGTCGGCCTTCTTCATCGCGGCCGGTGGCTTGACGTTGGCGGCAATGCGGGCTTTGATGTCGTCCGACTGCGCCGGGATAGTCTCAATGTCCAGATAAAGGTAGGTCATGCTGCTGCCCTCCTTGGGGTTTGGTGAGCGATGCGCCATTCTTCCTGCCAGGCCTTCAGCTCGTAGTGATCGGCGTCTGCGTCACGTTCGTCTGCCCGCTTTGAATTGCCTTCACGGCGGTACTCGTCAGCCATCTGGCGGGCGTGAATGGCGGCATTGCGGAGTGTTTCAACGAGGTTGCTCATCGTGCCATCCATCCCAGCCAGCCAAGAGCCTGAACCGAACAGGCAGCGAGGAACCAAGCAAAGAGCCGCCAGTTGTAGGCGCGGTTCTCGTTCAAAACTTGAGATGGGTTATTCGCGCCGCGTATTGTCCCAATATCAATCTTCATCGCTAAGCCAACTCCATGATTTTCGGTTAGCAACGTTACACAAGGTAGCCCTGCTGATCCCAAATTTAGCCATCAATTGCTTGTTGCGTTCTGCGTTTCCAGAACTGCGATACTCTCTGCGAATTTCTAAGACGGAATCTTTATTGAGCTTAGAGAATGCGTTTCGTTCACCTCTCGTAGAGGTTCCGTGTCTGATCGAATCTAGGGAGTTTTCGACTTGCGTAACCCACCGTAGGTTAGACGCCCTATTGTTATCCCTTGAGCCGTCGTTGTGTGCTACCCCGTGCTTTGGGGTTGGCTTAGGGCCATGGAAAGCCCTGCAAACCAAAGGGTGTATGTTTCTTCTCCATTTCTTCTTGCCGAACTTAAATAAGTAGTTCGGGTACCCGTATGGACCTGGTCGTGGCGTAAGGGGCTCATAAAGCTTCTTATTTATCAGCGATCTGACGCGCCTAATTCTCCCAAGGCTGCTCACTTCATATTCGGGCATATCGCAGATGCTGCGCCATTCTTCAGGTTCGCCAGTAAATGTGCCTAGATCGGTCACTGGCTCACTCCGCGGCCGAGAGGAAGCGCGCAACGGTGGGCGCCTCATCCTCGATCTTCGCGACAGTGAAGCCGAGAAGCTGGGCGAGGCATTC